ATTACAGTTGCTTCTGCTTATTCTGATACTCCAAATGTAAATACTGTTTGGCTTTTACAGAATGATACAGTTTTAGCTCAGAAGTTCAGAGTAATAACAGTAGAAGAATCTGATGGTATAAATTATGCGATTACTGCTTTGTCTTATGTAGATGCTAAATATGCTTTTATAGAAGATGGTGCAAGTTTACCAGCTAGAACAGTATCTATATTAAACCTTCCCAAAGATCCTCCTGCTGCTTTACAAGCTGAAGAAAAAATTGTTGTTATCAACAATCAAGCTGTATCTAAATTAATTGTTAGTTGGCAACCTATTGTCGGTGTTACGCAGTATCAGGTTAACTATAGGTTCAATAATGGTAATTTTATATCTACAACAGTTTCTTCTCCTGACTTTGAAATATTTAATACTGACATTGGAACGTATGAGTTTCAAGTATTTAGTTATAACGCAGCATTACAGACAAGTGCCACTTCTGCTGATTTAACATTCGTTGCTCAAGGTAAAACTGCATTACCAGGAAATGTAACTGGACTTTCAGCAGAACCTATTAGTGAAAAATTAGTAAGATTACGTTGGAATTTATCTACCGATGTTGATGTTACTCATGGTGGTCGTGTTTATGTAAGACACTCTACAAAGACAGATGGAAGCGGTACATTTTCTAATTCTGTTGATTTGATCGAAGCGTTAGCAGGTAACACCACAACTGCGGAAGTGCCATATCTTGAAGGCGAATACATACTTAAGTTTAGAGATGATGGAAATAGATTTAGTCCAGGAGAGACAAGTGTAATTATTGATCTTCCTGATAACCAAGCACCTTTAATTACACAGACCAGAAGAGAAGATTTAGATAGTCCTAAGTTTCAAGGAACAAAAACTAGTATTGATTTTGATTCTGCTACAGGGACTATTAACCTAGCTGGTTCTGGTTTGTTTGATACGATAACTGACTTTGACCTTGTAGGATCACTAGATGATTTTGGTGGTATTGCAAGTTCTGGTACTTATGATTTTGGAGGAGCAGCAGGAAGTACAACTTTAGATTTAGGTGGTGTATTTAGTCTTGATCTAAAGCGTCATTTCTTAACAGAAGGTTTTTACCCATCAGATTTATTTGATTCCAGAGGTTTGATTGATGATATTACTGATTTTGATGGAGCTACAGCTACAGATGTTAATGCTGAAATGTTGGTAAGAGTTACACAAGATGATCCATCTGGATCTCCTACATATTCTGACTTTCAAACTTTTGCAAATGGTACTTACAAAGGAAGAGGATTTCAATTTAGAGCAAAATTAACAAGTGAAGATACTGCACAGGATATTAGAGTTTCACAGTTAGGCTATACAGCATCTTTACAGAGAAGGATAGAACAAGGTAATGTTACAGCAAGCGGAGCAGGAGCAAAGGCTGTTACGTTTACCAATCCATTTTTTGTTGGTACTTCTTCTTTGCTTGGAGCAAATACTAATTTACCCTCTGTTGGTATTAATGCTCAGAATATGGCATCAGGAGATTATTTTGAAGTAAGCAGTATTTCTGGAACGGGTTTTACTGTTCACTTTAAAAATTCATCAAATGCTTCGATTGATAGAAATTTTACTTATCAGGCTGTCGGATTTGGTAAAGGAGGGTAGAATAGGCACAATGTTACTTCTTTAAATGGCAGAACACGATTTTATAATTGATAACGGAACGGGAAGTGCAGTCCGTAGTGACATCAATAGTGTTTTACAAGCTATTGCGTCTAATAACAGTAAGTCTGGAGCGTTAACAACCAACTACGCGTTCCAATGGCACGTTGATACATCTGATGGACTTTTAAAGATAAGAAACGCAGCAAATAATGGATATGTAACTGTAGGAACAGCAGCCAGTACTAATTTAGGATTAATGCCTCAAGCTGGAGGTACTTTTACAGGAAAGATAACGCATAACTATACATCTAGTCTTACAATTCCATCTGGTACAACGGCTCAGAGAGATGGTAGCCCTGCTGTTGGTATGTTTAGACATAACTCAACTCTCAACCAGTTTGAAGGCTATAACAATGGTGCTTGGGGTGCTATCGGTGGGGGTGCTGGAGCTACAGGAGGCGGTACAGATGAAGTATTTTTTGAATCGGATCAAACTGCAACAACTTCTTACAGTATTACAGCTAATAAACACGCACATACTGTGAGTCCTACAATTAACTCGGGAGTCACAATAACTGTGCCTTCTGGTGCAATCCTTGTTATCTTATAGTTATGCCAATAGCAATTAACGGATCAGGAACAGTTACAGGAATCTCAGTAGGAGGCTTGCCTGATGGAATAGTAGATGCAGATATGCTTGCCTCTAACGCTGTTACCGCAGCAAAAATAGCTTCTAATATTATTGATACTGGAAAATTAGCAAGTACTGTTAACGTAGCAAAAATGTGGGTTAATTTTGATGGTACAGGTACAGTTGCAATTCGAGATAGTTTTAATGTTAGTAGT